ATGTACAGGGGAGACTGGCAACAGTCCAGAAAGACCCGTATGTTGTTTAACCAAGGTAAGTTCAAAGAGGCTGCTAAAGAGTTCTTGAATAACAACGACTACAATCAAAGAAAACTTAACAACACTAATGATGGTGTGGTTAAGAGAATGGATTACATTGCCAAGGTGATTGCAAGTAATGAAGTATAGTATTGGCAAGAATCTAACAGCAGGTATATCCAATACTATCCTGACGGTACCTACGGGTTACCATGCTGAAGTCACTATGTTGTTTATCTCCAACATTGGTGGCTCCACTAAAGCAGTGACTTCTGCTTGGCACGATGGATCAACCATTACTTTTCTTGGTGGTAAATCAGTAGGTGCTTCTGACTTTGTTCAGTTTGGTGGTCCTTTGGGGTCTTTCCTGATTATGACGGATGGTGATTACATGACCATCACCCCTGAAGCAGGAAGCACGTTTACCTGTATTGTCTCCTTCCTCCTTTACCCCCACCAAGCCACTAACTTCACCTTCTGATGACTGAACTCAACGTCAAGCTACTCAAGTGGCAACAGACAGTCTGGAAGAACAATGAGCGTTTCCAGGTCATTGCTGCCGGTAGACGTTGTGGTAAGTCAAGATATGCTGCATGGAGAATGATTGTAGCTGCCCTTGACTCCAAGCCAGGGGAAGTGTGGTACATAGGTCTTACTCAAGGCAACGCCAGGGACATCATGTGGTCTTTGTTGCATGACTTAGCAAGGCCTGTGATTAGATCCTCCCATGTAAATAACCTACAGATTACATTAATCAACGGTTCCATGATCTCCCTCAAGGGTTCAGATAGACCGGACACCATGCGAGGTGCTTCCTTGAAGTTGGCTGTACTGGACGAGGCTGCTTTTATGAAGTCCTCGGTATGGGAAGAGATCATTAGACCTGCTTTGGCTGACCAAAAGGGCAAAGCAGTGTTCATTGGTACCCCTGAAGGTAGAAACTGGTTTTATGAACTCTTTGCTTATGCAGACAAGGCGGAAGATACCGATTGGGCTGCCTATCATTTCACCAGCTACGACAATGAAATGCTCGATAAGGAAGAAATTGACAATGCAAAGAAGTCAATGTCAACCCATATCTTCAACCAAGAGTTCATGGCGTCCTTTAACGCCAAGGAATCAGAGCTTTTCAAGGAGTCCTGGCTGAAGTTTGACACTGAGGAGCCTGAAGGGGGTGATTATTATATCTCCATTGACCTTGCAGGCTTTGAACAGGAAGGTAAAGCAAAGAAGAAACGTCTTGATGACTCAGCAATGTCCATCGTAAAGGTCACCGATGAGGGACTTTGGTGGGTTAGAGAGATCAAAAGTGGCAGATGGTCCTTTGATGAGACCATCAGAAACATCTTTTGGGCTGTTCAAAAGTACAAACCCATTGCTGTGGGTATTGAGAAGGGGATTGCCAAGCAAGCAATCATGTCCCCTTTGACTGATATGATGAAAAAACACAATTTGTTCTTTAGGGTAGAAGAGCTAACCCACGGGAACACCAACAAAACAACCCGAGTTGTCCACGCATTGCAGGGTAGATTTGAACATGGAAGGGTTATTCTCAATGAAGGTGAGTGGAACATTAAGTTCATTGACCAATTGATGCAATTCCCCTCCGTTCTAACACATGATGACTTGATAGATAGTCTTGCCTATATTGACCAATTGGCAAAAGTGTGTTATTCTTATGACTTTGAAGTGGACGAATGGGAAGAATTTGATCTTGTAGCGGGATATTAAGTAATGCTTGAAAACTATACTGCTGAAACTGAAGAACTCCTCGTAGAGCAAGATCTTGCTTCTTGGGTTCTTGACAAGTGCCAACAATGGCGTGACCACTACGAAAGCAATTACCAGCTTAAGCACGACGAATACTACCGTCTGTGGCGTGGAATCTGGTCTGCTGACGACGTAGAGCGTCTTTCCGAGCGTTCACGCATCATTGCCCCTGCACTTCAGCAGGCAGTGGAGTCCAATGTGGCTGAGCTTGAGGAAGCCACCTTTGGTCGAGGCAAGTGGTTTGATATTACGGACGATATGAATGATCCTGACCGTAGGGACATCCAGTATCTTCGCAATAAACTCTCCGAAGACTTTGAGAAAACCAAAGTACGTAAGGCAGTGGCTGAATGTTTGATCAATGCTGCTGTCTTTGGCACCGGCATTGCTGAAATCACCATCTCCGAAGAGAAGGAAATGGCTCCTGCTACGCAGCCTTTGATGGACGGACAGCTTCAGGCTGTAGGTGTCAACATCAAGGACCGTACTGTCGTCAAACTTCGCCCTGTGATGCCCAATAACTTCCTCATTGACCCTGTAGCCACCAGCATTGAAGAGGCTATGGGGTGTGCCATTGATGAATTTGTCTCTCGTCATCAAGTAGAGCTGCTTCAGGAGAAGGGTGTGTACTCCGATGTGTACATTGCCGATGCTCCTTCCGATACTGACCTTGAACCTGACCAAGATCTGACTGTTTACAACGACGATAAGATCCGTTTGACCAAATACTATGGTCTTGTGCCCCGTAAGTTGCTTGAGTCCGTAGAGGACAATGCTGAAATTATCAAACTCTCCGAAGATGCAGGAGAGGACTCCGACTCCATGTACATTGAGGCAATCGTAGTCATTGCCAATGAAGGTGTTTTGCTCAAGGCAGAGCCCAATCCTTACATGATGCAGGATCGCCCCGTCATTGCCTTCCCTTGGGACATCGTACCTAGCCGTTTCTGGGGTCGTGGGGTCTGTGAGAAGGGCTACAACAGCCAGAAGGCACTGGACACGGAGCTACGTGCCCGTATCGACGCACTCGCCCTCACAGTGCATCCTATGATGGCTATGGACGCCACTCGTTTGCCCCGTGGAGCAAAGCCTGAGATTCGTCCTGGTAAGATTATCCTCACCAATGGAGACCCTCGTGAAATCCTTAGTCCTTTCAATTTTGGACAAGTTAACCAAATTACGTTTGCACAGTCGCAAGCTCTTCAGCAGATGGTGCAACAGGCTACTGGAGCTGTGGATTCGGCTGGGATCGCAGGACAAGTTAATGGTGAAGCAACTGCTGCTGGCATTAGTATGTCTCTGGGTGCTATCATTAAGCGTCACAAACGTACTCTCATTAATTTTCAACAATCCTTCCTTATCCCATTTGTAGAGAAGGCTGCTTGGCGTTACATGCAGTTTGATCCTGAGTCCTACCCCGTTAGTGACTACAAGTTTGTAGCTTCCAGCTCCCTTGGCATCATTGCACGAGAGTACGAAGTCACTCAGTTGACTCAGTTGCTCCAAACCATGCCTCCGGACTCCCCTATCTACCCAATTCTTGTTCGTTCCGTCGTGGACAACATGAATCTGTCCAATCGAGAGGAGCTTTTGGCTGCCATTGAGCAAGCTGCACAGCCTAACCCGCAGCAACAGCAGATGCAGCAGCAAATGCAACAAGCACAGCTTCAGTTTCAACAAGCACAGACTCAAGTTCTGCAAACGCAGGCTCAGGAGTCCTCTGCACGGGCTAGCAAGCTCACTGTGGAGGCTCAGGCAATCCCTGCGGAGCTTGAACTTAAGAAGATTGATGTTGCAACCAAGAACCTTAAGCAAGGTGAGGCTGAGGACAAGGAATTTAACCGTCGTTTGCAGATTGCGGATCTTCGTCTTAAGCAAAAGGATCTTGAGATCAAAGAGAAGTCCGTTGAGAACCAACGAATGGCTGCTTCAAAGGAAAAAGAAACTGAAGACATGCTAATGCAGCAACTCTCACAAGAGTAACATTGCATGAGCACGTTAACAGACCTTAAGTTATCGTTCCTGTATAACAGAGTAAATGAAAAACTACAAACCATATCAAAGGCTCCAGGTCCAAAGGGGGACAAGGGCGAACGGGGAGAGCGTGGAGATCCTGGTCCGCAGGGCAAGCAAGGACCACAGGGAGTTCCTGGAAAGGATGGCTCTGACGGAGCACCAGGAAAGGATGGGAGTGATGGTCAAGACGGTGTAGGTGTAGAGAGTGTCTATGAAGCCGCCGATGGGCAGATAGTCTTTGTACTTACAAACGGAGAAGAATACAGCATTGAACTACCCTTGGATGCCTTGGGTGGCACAGAGAAGACAAACTATCTTTTCTCAAGTTCCAGAACATCAAGTAACCCTGTTTCTTTTGTTGCAGTAACGACGACTCCGTATTATATTGTTGATACAGATTTGATTAATGGACATAATGTCTTTGGTGTAAATACAGGAAGTGATGCTACGGTGTACCTTCCTTCAACAGCAATAGACCCAACTAAACTCATTGTGATTAATAACGAAATGCAAAGTTATACAATCACTGTTCAATCAGCGGAAGAATAAATATGGCTTTTCTTATTGATAACGTATACGACTCTGGTCTCTCTTACATTACCAGCAACGGTACTCGTATTGACATTTGTAGTCAGGAGCCGACTACCTATACGCAGGCTACCAGCACCTACACTCTTGGAAACAAGGCGTCAATGACCGTAGGATCGCCTACAAACGGTGCTACGGACGGTCGTAAGGTGGTGGTACCGGCTATTACTGATGGCTCTGTAACGGCTTCTGGGACGGCTTCCCATTGGGCTTTGACCAATGCTTCAAACACCTTGATTGCTACTGGATCTCTCACCAGCAGCCAAAGTGTGACTAATGGCAATACCTTTACTCTGGACGCTATCGACATCACGATTCGTGACGCGACTTCGGTGTAATAAAACATGAGTCAAACACTAGCAGAACGTCTTGCTGAACCTGATATGCAGGGTATCCCTGATTGGCAGGCAGCAACTGTCCTCAATGCGCCGGATACTTCTTTGCCTGTAATTGTAGATTGGCAGACCACGTATGTTGGTCCTGGTTCGATTATGGCTGCTCTAGGACCAACGGAAGGAGCTGCTTTGCTTGATACTATCAAAGCATCTACTGACCCTGTGATGCGTTGGGGTCTTCAAGTAGTTGAAACAGGAAAACTGGACATTGGACTTGCTTCTACTCGGGCACAAATTGATGCCCTTGTAGTCGCAGGAACTTTGACTTCAGCACAAAGGGACATTCTTTTTGCACTTTCTAAAACTGAAAGATATCCTTCTTGGGCTGAATTTAATAACACTTTTGTTGATGCTCGATCTGTGGGTATCGCACGGGGAGGTAAGCCGTAATGGCAGTTGCAAAGTGGGCTACTCCATCAAGCAGATCCAGTAGTATTGTAATTAACGAATTAGACGGATTAGCCGCAAATGGTGAATCTGCTCCAGTTTCTTATGACAATAGTTCTAACAAAAATTTATACGCAGCAGTAACAGTTAAGCTAGGTACTTTTGACCCTGCTGCGGGTGCTTATATCAGTCTAAGGGTTAATATCAGTGATGGCACAGACGCAGCTACGGCTAAATTTGCAGGTGATGTCTATACGGCTTCTGTAGATGACGCTAGTGGCGCTAAAGTGGTAATTTTCCCAATGGTTAGGCTTTACCCGTTTTCTTTGCGCATAAGTGTTATTAATAACGCCAGCACTGCATTTAACGCAGCGGATAACGATATTTATATTACACCTTACAATGAGGACGTAAGCTGATGCCCCGTGGCGTCACTCTTTTTGATGAAAGGCTAATACAGGGTCGGGTTGACCCTGATGCTTTAACGTACATCAGAAAAGTTGAGCGTTCTGATAATGCCTCGCTTGAGCCAGGTGTCAAAGTAGCTATTAATAACTTTGTGATTAACTGCAAAGCCTCTGGTCTTTGGGACAAACTATCATTGGTTGCTATTATGTCGGGCGCAAGGACGCTTACGGGGGCTCTTGTTGTTTTGAAAGGACCAATTAACTCTCTTACCAATACCAACTTTGTTGCAGCCGACTACGACAGGCGCAATGGTTTTACCGGAGACGGTACGGGCAAGTTTTTCGGCACTGGGGCTTATCAAGCTGCTTCTGAAGCATTAGACGACTATCACATTGCCGTTAATCTGACGACGCTGGACACTGTTACCCCTAGCCCTGTCTGGGGCTTTGGTGGAACTGTCTATGATCAAGCGCAAACACACAATAGTACTGTCAGATCAAGAAACACCGGAAACATAACTGTTAGCACTTGGACAAAAGGTTTCGCGTGCGTCTCAAGAAACAACTCAAGCAACTTTGACTGGAGAAACAACAAGAGCACTACAAATTACTCGCAAACCTCAGTTGCAAGAAACGCCGACGCTTTCCGTATCTTACGCAGCGGATCAACCTATAGTACGAACGTAATCAACTATTTTGCTGGTGGCAAAGCTATTACCGCGCTTGCGCTTTACGATGATCTTGTTTCTACTTTGCTTTCTGATATAGCTAGAGCTATTAATTAAATGCTACGCATACGCCAGCCAGCGTTAACTGTTGCTGCGGGAGGTACTGATGCCTTAACTGCTAATGACCTACAGAGCCTTTCACAACTCTCTACGCCTTCTTTGGGGCAGGTTCATGGTCTTTTAGCAGACAATCTCCAGAGCACTTCCTCGGTATCCACACCGAGCTTAGCTGCTTTTTCTAATGTTGATAATCTTCTTGCAGACAACCTCCAGAGCACCTCCAGTGTCTCTACACCCACCTTGGGTCAGACTCATGTGCTTTTGGCTGATGATCTACAAAGCACTTCTTCATTATCTACACCTACTGTAGGGCAAGTCCATGTTCTGCTTGCAGATAATCTACAAAGTGTTTCTTCATTATCTACACCAAGCATTAGCCAAAGCAACGCTCTTCTAGCAGACAATCTACAAAGTGTTTCTACGGTCTCTACGCCTACAGTAGTCTCTTTAGGGACTTCCGCCCTTCTGGCTAATGATCTCCAAAGTGTCTCTGTAATCAGCACACCTAGCCTTTTGCAGAGAAAGCCAATTAACTATGCAGCCAGTGCAAGCATCACTTCACTGTCAGCAATAACCTTCTACCAAAACAGCAACAAGTGGTATGGGTATTAAGAGGACTTATGTTAACCCCTAGAGAAATGCAAAATATCGTTGATCAAATTAATTCCATGTTTAATGGGATTAGGGAGGATCTTGAGAAGCTGAAGAAGGAAATAGAGGAACTAAAGAAGAAGAAAAGTAAAGATTGATTATTTCTTTTATTTATGATATAATTTGAGTATACACAATCCACTTATAAGGAGAAATTGTGAATAAAGAAACTGAACTGTACTACAACAATTACTTTGAACTCTTCCGCACGCCTGGTTGGGCACAATTCGTTGATGAGTTTAAGCAGAATGCCAATGTAATTAATTCCGTAGAAAATGTTAAGGATGCTGAGGAACTTTTCTTCAAGAAAGGTCAATTGACTGTTCTTGCAATGATCATCAACCTCGAAGCATACATTAACCAAGGATTCCAGGATGCCTCCTCTACGGATGTATGATTTTCAATGTAGTGAGGATCACATCTTTGAAGCACTTGTGGAAGACCCAAAAGAACTAGTGTCGTGCCCACGATGTGCTTCTCACTCCAACAGAATTATCAGCCCTATTCGTAGCATCCTTGATCCCCTTAGTTTCCCTACAGCGGAATCTAAGTGGATTAAGGAGCACGAGAAGGCTGGTCGTAAAAACAATGGAAGCCTCTAAGGGGTAACTTTCATTTTTAAATAAATCCACAATGGTTAACGCCACGGAGAAGTAAGTTCAATGGGTAGAGCAATCCTACTTGATGAAGACACAACTGAGCGTCTTGACGATACTGAAGATCAAGAAGTAGATTCACAAACACTACAAGACCCTACGCAACAGGACACTTTTGTAGCACAAGAGTTTACTCAAGATCAAGATGATGATGTTCCTGATAAGTACCGAAACAAGTCTATCAAAGATTTGGTACGAATGCATCAAGAAGCTGAAAAACTTCTTGGTCGCCATAGTTCCGAAGTAGGTGAACTTAGGAAGGTTGTCGATCAGTACATCGCGGCACAACTCAACCAAAACCAAACAGGAAATACGGGACAACAACAGAAGCCAGAGGATGAAGAAGTAGATTTCTTCGTTGACCCTGTAAAGGCAACTCAACAACAGATTGAAAACCATCCTAGCATCCGGCAGGCAAAGGAGTACACGGAGCAAGCTCGTAGAGCAGCTTCTTTGACTCTTGTCAAGAACAAACATCCTGACATGGAAGGGATTCTCAAAGATCCTTCCTTTGCTGAATGGATTCAAGCAAGCAAGATCAGAACTCAACTGTTCGTAATGGCAGACAAACAATACGATGCCGATGCAGCAGATGAGCTTTTTACCTTGTGGAAAGATCGCCAGCAAGTAGTGCAGAACACAGCTACGGTGGAGAAAGCAGCACGTAAAGATGCTCTTCGATCCGCCAGCACTGGAAGTGCACGGGCTAGTGGCGAGCAAAGCGCTAAGAAGAAGTTCCGTAGGGCTGATATCATTAAACTTATGAATTCCGACCCTTCGCGTTACGAGGCTTTGCAACCAGAAATCATGCGGGCTTATGCTGAAGGGAGGGTTATTTAACAATCATTGAGGTTATTTAAAAATGGCTGGTGAAACTTCAGGTGCATATTTTACAGCAGCCGCTGTAGTTGACAAAGTAGCAGCGGATAAATTTATCCCAGAGATTTGGTCTGATGAGATCATCGCATCTTATCAAAAGAATCTGAAGATGGCTCCTCTGGTCAAGAAGCTGACCATGAAGGGCAAGAAGGGCGATCTTATCCACATTCCGAAGCCCGTTCGTGGCTCGGCTTTTGCAAAGGCAGAAGCTACGGCAGTAACGATCCAAGCAAACCTTGAGTCTGAGCTGACTGTTAGCATCAACCGTCACTTCGAGTATTCGCGTCTTATCGAGGATATCGTTGAAGTGCAAGCACTGTCGAGCCTTCGTCGGTTCTACACGGAAGATGCTGGTTATCAACTTGCCCTCCGTGTTGATACGGACCTCTTTATGGTTGCTACGGGCTTTGGCAACGGAACCCTTAACCTTGCTCCTGCCGCAGTTGACGGTACTGCTTGGGTTAACACGGCTACGTTCTACAACGATGCAACGAATGGTCTGTCTGCATATGCTGTAGATACCGTTATTGATGCTGACCCGTATTCCGATGCGGCTTTCCGTGGTCTGATTAAGAAGCT